GAAACTGCCGACATGGTGAACCTTGCCTTGCTGGTACAGAACCGAGACGGGCTCGGCGCGTACGGCTTTACTGCGCCTCGCCATGACCATCTGCACGGGAGCTTGTGGGTCGATGTCGCGGATGACCTGTAAGACCATCTCCCCGCCTTGATTACCTTCGGCAACGATTTTATCGGCATCATGCAGACGGTAGGCTTTGATAACTTCAGATGCCCACTCCAGGGGCATGCCCTGAAGCGAGTAATCCCCAAGCACATAGTACTCATCGGCGAGCACTCCGACTGCAACGATGCCGGTTTCATCCCCGGCCGAGGTTGCGGCCGGGTCAACGCCGATTGCCACGGCGTCAAACGCTTCCGGGAGACGCAGGACGCGATGTCGTTCGATGTCCTCTCTGCGCCAGAGGGCGCCGGGGGCTTCTTCTACGTCCTCGGCGAGGATTTCCTGCCGGTAAGCCAGAGCGGTCATGTCAGAGGCAATGTCGTCCAGGGCATCGCGGGAAATGTAAGGGTTGTCAAAGCTGGTGGCGGTCACGACCTGCCAGCGCGGCGGCGACCCTTTATCCTTTGCAGTCTGGATTTCCTGCACGGCGCGGGCGAAGAGACGGGAGACAAAACGCGGGTCATGGGCTTTGCTCGCGGCACGCGTGCGCAGGCTCGGCGGGGTGTAGATGAACAAAGCATCTCCGCCGGTGTCTAAAAGCATCGGCGCGCCGACCGTGTTCCAGGTGCTCTCGTTCATGAGCTGGAACTCGTCCAGGATGAGCAGGTCGGCGTAGTCGCCGCGCAGCATATCGGCGTTCCAGGCCGTCTTGGCACGGATGGAAGCATTGGAGTCGCCGGGAAACTGGATGACCTTACGGCTGATATTGCGCAGGAAGATGCCCGCGGCGATGGGTTCGGCGAGGAAGCGGTTGACCAGCGTCCAGAACCACTCCAACTGGTCGGTGGTCGGCGCGGCGTAAAGGACGCGCTTGCCATCCAGGAAGCGCTCGACGGCGATGTCGGCCGCAAGCCAGGTCTTGCCGAAACGCCGTCCGGCGCGCAGGATGTTGCGCTTGGTGAAATCCTTGAGGAACCGCGCCTGGAGGGGGTGGAGTTTGGGAAGCTTGACCTCAAGCGTTATCGATGTTTCCGGCATCGGCTTGAGTTATGCCATCCTCGCGCACAACGCGGATGGTGATGGCGCCGCCGGCGGTCAGGTCCAAGTTGTCGCCGTAGACGTTGCGTCTGCGATGGGCTAACCACCAGCGCGCCACGGTCTCATCGCCGGCGCGGATTTTCGCGACCAGGACGCTCTCGGCCAGGTCGTTGATTATCTCCTCTTCGTTGCGCAGCATCTCGGAAAGCTCCGGGTCGTTGTGGATAAACTTGTACAGTCCATACCAGGAATAACCCGTTGCCCTGGCTATAGCCGAGATGACGCCACCGCTGCCGGGGATGGCATTTTTGACCTTTGTTCTGGATATCCGCTTGCGGGGCATATCCACCTCCTGTTACGTTCTATCAACTATTCTTTCTTATGCGCTTTTCAACCATGTCTCCCAACATCTCCCGCGCCTGCTCCCGCGGGTACGGCTTGCCAACGTAACGAAAAGTCGCCGTCATGCGCTGGTTTCTCAGAGATTCTATGAGCCAACTTCTCCTCTTTGCGCTGGCACTAATACGCCTGTCGACTGTGCCCGGCTTTCTGGTCATCATCCAGTTTGGCGACTTCAAACGACTGCGTATCATCGCCGGATGAGCAGTCGTTGAAACATAGCGATAACCGAGACCGGCGAAAACAGATGCAACAAAATCACTCAGGGCGTTCCCGATTCCGACGCCCTGGAAGTCCGGCAAACAGACGGTACGATGCTCGCGATATATAAACTCCATGCTATGTGGGTGAGGAATCGCGGCGGTGAAAGCAACCGGAACATCATTCCAGAAAGCTGCAAAGCAGATAGAGCCTGCTTTCAGGCTTGTGTTTAGATAATGATGACGGCGGAAGATTTCCCAAGCCGAACGATGGACTCGCCATATCTCAAGCCGGATTTCCGGTCGCCGAAGATACCTCCCACTATGGAACTCATTCGTTGCCGGATAGTAAATCCAGTCCGGTTCGAGCCACTCCAGGATGTCATAATGGCAGGAGATAGCAATAAAACGCTTATTGAGCTTACGAACGGTTTTGGAAATGGCAGCGCTTCCGATACGGGCAACGTTGCGGTCAACAACGCTGGTGAATTCATCGACAACCGCGAGTTCTCTACTTTCCGCAAGTACTCTTGCGATATAGACGCGGAACTTCTCGCCGTTGGAGAGAACACGATAAAGACGCAGCCACGACGGAGGGGAAGAAAAGCCAACCGAGGAAAGCAGTTCGCAGATTTGGCCGATACCCATCTCTTTCGGGAAGGAATCCAGAATGCTTTTGTCCTCATCCCAATCAAAGCCATCGACAATATACTCGCCAAAGAGCTCGCGCGCAATCGTAGTCTTGCCGCTTCCAGAAGGGCCAACGATGACTCCGATGTTCCAAGTTTCGGGGAGTGGAAGGTCGACCTTCCACTCCAGCCTGCTTTTTTCGGATGGGGGACAATCGAAGATACTTTCCATCTGCATTACTCGAGAAGTGCGGATGACGGGAGTATCTCTCACGATACAAGCGCTCGGCATTTGAGTCCCTCCTCCGTAAAGCGTTCCAGCAGTTCCGCTTGATGAATCTCGTTCTCACAGTCGATTACGATGCCGTAATATTCCGTCGGCAATTCTTGATTTTTCCCCTCTTTTTCCGTGCTCTCCCACTCGAGGAAGTTCAGCAGACTGCGGATTTCCATGAAGTCCTCCTTGCATTCCGCGAGCAGGTTCTTGTCGATATAATCCAGCAAATCATCCCAGCCCGACAGGATGTCCCAGTCGAACGAACCGCGGGCGGTCATGGTGAGCATGGCAATATCCTTGCGCTCCTGCTCGGTCAGAAAGCGCGAAGACTCCATCGCCCAGACGACCAGGTCAGGATGATACGCTTTCTGCCAGACGTTATTCCGCTGGTGGCCGTCGTAGATGTCCCGCCGTCCGTTAGGCTTAGGGGGAGAAACGGCGATAGTCTGAAGCTGACCGAGTTTCTGGGTAGACTTGAGCAGTCTTTGAGCCTGGGCTTTGGTAAGCCGTTTGGGATTACCTTCCCAGCCGTCCAGGTCTCCGAGCCTGACCTGAACGGGACGCCAGGTCAAGTCATTTTCGCCGGTGATAGAGATGTTTTCCTGCTTTGACATTGTAACTCCCGGTTGTGTCTTTTTACCATTGTAGCAGATTTCCGTGGAAAAAACAACAAGACGGCAGGTCATCTGCCGTCTTGTTAGTTATATGCACATGCGCTTTTACAGGCGTCTGATACCATGTCCGCGTTCGGAGAGTCTTTTCAACCCGTCGGCGAGGAGCTTCGGCGACAGCTCAACGGCATAAGCCGTCGCGCCGATTTTGACCGCCAGCTCGAAGCGTTGCAAGCGTCCGGCTGACGGGTCAAAAAACGTCCTGCCCACGCCGAGCGCGTTTACAAAAACGCGCTTGATGACAGACTGCCAATCCTTACAGTCGGAAAAGTTATTCGGAATAGATGATGGGGAGCCGTCCTTGAATGCTCCAACCGCGAGGTAGCACTCGAAATCCCCAATCCCATAAGGGACGAGAACCCGCCAGGACTGGGTGAAGCCGAGCTTGAATAGCTCGTTGAAAACCAAACCCGGCGCGCGGGGCGGGGCGGCAACGGCAATGGTTGAGCTCGAAATGGAATGTAAAGCACAGAGAACAAAAAGCGATGAGAGATAGTCCGGATACGAAGGCTGGGGAAGACCAAGCTCATCGTAGACTACACGCAAGGTAACCGTCCCCCAGTGCGGGTCGATGAAGATATGGTCAAAATAAGGGGGTAGAGACGGGGACAGAACATCGGAGACAAAGCGCGGGTCGCAGATGTCACCGCAAAAAACGTAATGATTTTTGTCGATGACATAGCATGAGTTGATGTCGACTTTCATTCTTTGTTTTTCCTCCTTTCTGCAAGCTGTAAATAGATTTGCAACGCGGTTTCTTCGCGCTTGAGTAGCTTTTCGAGAAGCTTGACGTTCTGCTCGATTTTATAGACATCTCCTAAATACACCGTGTCTGTGCCGTTGAGCAGGTCATTGATGGCCTGTTCGAGATTCGCCTGACCGATGGGGAGAAATTCCCCATCGGGGTAGTTGCGGATGAACAGGCGCGTGTCGTCGTTGACAAGCAGCTCGGCGTAGCGGAGGATGGAATAAGTGTAAGAAGCATATCCCCCCTGCATCTTGTAAAACGGGTTGGCGCTTATTTTCCGCTTTCCCTCCCAGACGGAAAACATGGCTTCGTAGATGTTGCGGAGGGAAACGGAGATTTGCGCGTCTCCCAAGGCACTAATCGTCTTGAGCCTGGAGGCGTCGTTGTCGAAGAACATGATGTCCTCCATGCCCAGGTTCTCATAACCCTGCGGAGAGGACTCTCCGCAGGGCCAGAAATCAAAGACGATGCGCAAATCCTGAGATAACTGGATAATCCAGCGCATCGGACAGTATCCGACCAGGACAAGCGTTTCGGAGCTGACGGATTTCGAGCGCTGCTTGAGTCCGTAAGCTCCATAAGCGCCGTTTGGGGCAAGCAGTACTTGCCCATAATGATACTGCCCAGGCGACAGCCCGGAGACCGTGCATATCGCCTGGGCGTAGTCTTTATATTCCTCGCCTTCCCACCAATTCATCTTTTTTCCCCCTCAGATAAAAGACAGAACTCTTTTCTTTTCGACATCCACCCTGGCACGCTTCATGCCGTCCGGCGGGGAGAAGTCGGTGCGGAGCGGCCACTGCACCCAGTGAGAAGGGTGGTTTTTATCATAGTAGAAAAACTCGGCGTTGTCTGAGGCAAATACGACCAAGATGTCTGCGCCGGTCTTGCTGACGATTCGGCGCAGTTTTACGACATCGATTTCCTCTGTTTCGCCCGTTCCGTTATCCTTTGGAGGGGGAGGCGGGGTGGTCTGGGCAGGGGGTGGAGACGGCTTGGGTTGGACGGTTTGCGGGGGTTGAGGTTGGGGAGAGGGCTGGGGAAAGTCCGGAAATTGGAAATATCCTTTACTTCTCATCATGGCGACGTACTCGATGAGCGCGAGGATGATACCCTCGTCATCGCCGCGCATGGTGATATGCAAATCGTCTCCCTGCGCGGTCTTGACCTTTAAGAAAGTGACTACTTTAGCTTCCTCCATTGTTAGAAGTTCCTTTCTGTTTGAAATATTCCATGAGCGCCCGGCGGACGACGTCCGAGAGGGTCAACCGCCGGGAGGGGTCGGAGCGCTTTTCGGCTTCCCACACCTGGAGCAGCATCTTGTAGATGCGCTCCGGGAGAACGATGTTAAGCCTTTTGTCGTACGGCTCACTGTACCTCATATACACCTCCTTTCGATTGATTAAATACGAGAAGGGGGCTTGCGCCCCCTTGATTGGGAGAAGAAGAGAAGATGGCATCACCTCCTTTCAACTCAACTCGCGTCCCCAAGGCGCATAAGGCCGCGCACGGCAACGATGTTGCCGTCGCCGTCGCGGACGACGGAGTCGGGCGACGTATCGGGGCTGACAAGGTCTTTACGCCAGGGGGCATATTGTTGCACCAGGGAAGAGACGATGTAAAAGGTATATAACTCAGGGTCCGGGAGGTTGATGCTGGTGTACCGCACGGAATAAACAGGAATATTATTGATAGTGCCAGTCTGCTTCCGGATGGTATCCACCCGGGCAACCGTTCCGGATGGCGGAATTTCGATGACGTCTTCATTGTGAATAATACGGACGGTGTGCGGTGTCAGATTGATGAATTTGAATTTTCTGGGGTTCATTTTTCGTTTGCTCCTTTCTTTTGGGTTGACTTTTGGATTGAGTGAGGGTCTCCTGAGGAAGATGTAAGTTTACTGACTTTTGGAGACCCTCGCTTTTAATTCACGCTACTTTACGGCAATCTTTTTGGCATAAGGTGTCACGCACTTTGGACAGCGGATGACCATTTTCCAATCCGAGCCCTTGCGTAACGCTACCAGCCAGCCCTGAGAACGGGCTCGATGGTATTCTTCAGCCTTGCCGCACTTTGAACAGATTACTTTGGTGTTGGGGTTCATTTTTCGTTAGCTCCTTTCTTTATTAGACTTCCGTTTGATTGTCTATATAATAACATATTATGATAGCAATGTCAAGAGATTTTGGAAACTCTAATCTTCCTTTAATCTTTCCGCTCTGAAATAGTCCGCCAGCGTCCTAAGTGCCCGCCCGTCCTTGAGCATCGCCGGCGTGAAGCGGAAGCCGCGCCAGCCCATCAGGGTTGCGAGGTTATACTTCTCGCAGTCGACTTCGTACGTCGCCGGGCGGACGTGCCGACCACGCACCCATATGCCCCCCTCTATCTCGACATATAACCGGCGCGACGGCCAGGCGTAATCAAAGCGGAACTTGCGCACCGGGTGAAAACGAAACTCCGCCTGGGGACGCTCTATCCCCAGGCGGTCGCAGATAAGATTGATTGTACGGCTATAGTTCGGACTCATGGACGCGGACGAAGATGTATACGTCATGGAGCAGGTTCTCAACCGCCATGTCGCCGAGGTAGACGACATCGATTAGCCGGTAACCGCACATCTCGGCGATGTCGATGCCCTGCGCGCGCAGGGTAATAACGGAATCGAGCGACCTCGACGACAGGTCATCTCTGTTAACGCCAGCAAACAATATCTGCTGCTTGTCGGGCATGAAATAGTCGCGGTCGATGACGTAGTAGTCGGCAAGATGCGTGCGGACGATGCGCTTGATGCGCATCAGCTTGTAGACCTCCCCATCGACCTTGACGTAAACGT